TGCGTGCCTGCTGCAAAAGCCGCCCGAATGACAGAATCGCAAAGGCGTTCTGCTGTTGCAAGAAAGAGAAGTAAAGCTCAAGGTGTTGGTGGTAAACCAACTAATGTTCCAACATTTGCTAAAAGAAAAAAAGCATCTATGGGTGGTAGTATGCAAGCATATAATGGTCCAGCAATTAAATCTACTTATGCTGGTAAAACATTAACTAATGATTCATTAGTAAAATATTATGGAGATATGATAAAAATATAATGAGAACAGATTATCAAACAAGAGCAGAATTTTCAAAAGGCACTATGCCTCCAAGAAATAAAAAAAACTTTAGACCTACAAAGTCTGGAGCAGGAATGACCCGAGCCGG